CTTCATTAACACGCGCCGTTGAGTACTTCGAGCGTTGCTCAAGTGCTCCTTGGGCTATTTCCGACTGGACGGCTCGGGACTTCTTAGGTTCCGATTCGATAAAGTGGAAACAGGGTCAACCTCTAGGACTACGTCCTAGCTTCCCAATCCTGACCATGACGAATCTTCTCGCAGCCCGGAAGGCTGTTGAGATCGTTGATGGCCAGTACACAGGGACGAAGAAACTGTTTGCTATCGTGGGTGATGACATTGTCATTCCAACACGATATGCTGCAGCGTATTCGAGTGTAATTTCGTCGCTTGGGGGAATTGCGAACATTGAGAAATCAATGTCCTCCGACAAACGCGCGGAATTCTGTTCAAGAATCATCGAGCGAGATACTGTGTATCGTCTCAAGCCGAGGTTTATCCTCGACAATGATCCTCAGAACATCCTGACTTATCAGGACACTAAGGTTCGACCGAAGGTTAAAGGATGGATCCGTAATATGTCTCGTAGAGTTGGTTCTTACCATCTCATCGAGTCAGGGGTTATTCCCCCATATCACGGTGATCTCCCTAAACCTCTTTCCAAGAAACAACTTGCTGACGCAGTCCTCTCCCTATCCGAGGGAAAGACTCCTGACCTACAACCAGTTAGTTTCGTGACTAGTTGGTATGCAGGCAGGGTTACGCGGCAACCCGATCATGTATTGAGGAGAGCTCGCTCTCCTCAGCCACGAAAGGGCTACAGCAAGTTGACCTCCCAAGAGAAGGTAAATCTGTTCGCACAGAAGAACCCTTCCTTGGACCTCGACAGAATCGAGGCGTCACTGGATTATGCAGGTAAACCTGCATATTTCAGGTCTGATCGGGAGAAAGTAGAGAAGCTTGCTTCCCTACTCGATCAGCTTGCCAGTGACACTCGTCTTAGAGGACAGGTCCCACAGATTAGGTGGTTTAAGATTGCTTTGCAATCTGATGCCATCATTGATTCTGTGGTCGGCGATGTTGCTCGCGAGCAACATGTTGGGCCTAAGACTGTATACGATTATCATTCAGATGAACGTGTACAGCCTGTTAAGGCTGCGACTTCCCTCTCAGCACTCAATCGTAAGATTGACAAAGTTGAGCGAGACGCTGTCAGTGACTCCTCGGGTGAACACCTTGTTCGCAAGGTTTCTCCTGAGGTTGACATGCTTCTCGAGGATATGGGCGATGTTTACCATCGCTCGTACCATGGGAAGACACAGGACTCCGCCGTCGATATCATTCGTAAGAATGGTATCCCACAATCTGGAGATGTTGCACGAAACAACAAACCAGAAGACGGACTTGAGATCGACCTGTGACAGTTGCACAAGCAAAGAATCGGTAAAACGATTCCTGGACCGC